GAGTTATCTACTAGATTGGGTAAATTATCAAAAACTGGATATATAAATAATATGTTATTTTATGGAATAGAAGGGTCGGGTAAAAAAACATTAGTTACAGCATATATAGCTGATATTTATGGACCTCATGTCCATAATATTAGAACTAGTTGTATATTAAATAGTGATGTTAAATATAGGAATAGTAATTATCATATTGAGATTGATTTGGGTCAATATTCGAGTAAGAATAAACGTGAGTTAATTCAGTTTATTAAAACGTATAGTTCAACGCTTAATGTTGTAACAAAACGACCAAAATTAGTGATATTATATAATGCTGATAATATTCCAACATCTATTCAACTTGCATTACGTCGAATAATAGAACTTTATTCTGAAACAGCTAGATATATTTTTATATGCTGTTGTAAAAACAAGATTATTCAACCCATTATTAGTAGATTATTCTGTATAAGAGTAAGAGGTATAACAAAACAAGAGACAAAGCACGTATTGACAAGTATATGTAATAATGAAACCATTTCAACAACAGACGAAATATTGGATGGGATTATAACAAGAAATACAAAATATAATTATAAAACAAATATAAGAGATTGTATATGTGAGTTGAATATCTCTTATATAGTTGAAGAAAATACTTTCAAATATGTCAAACATCAAAATGAATATGAAATAGAATTAGATATAATAATTAATTCTCTTGAAAAAGATAAAATAACAAATAAATTTTATAAAAAAGTCAAGGATTATATAGATAAACAAATGTTATCTGAAATAACATATACCGATATAATAAAATATACATTATATAAGTTATTATCAGGAACATATTCTGATGAAATTAAATTCAAACTAATCGATTTAATAAGTTCAAGTAAGATATATATGTGTAATAAACCAACACTATATTTAGAATATATAATGTTTAGTATAGTTAAACTAATTCGCAATGATATCTAATTCGTAAAAGCAACCCCCGCCATCCCGCCCATTATTCTCAATATATTATAGTTAGTCGCAAACATTTGGAGAACTGGTCTTGTTATCCCTTCGTTTAACACCACTTCAAATAAACAATTATCAACACAACTGAAATTAAATGTCCCCGATGGTTGATGTTTTTCTGGATGTAATCCAAACGAATATACATATATATATGTATTTTCTGGAACACTTGTATGTCGTTGATATGGCTGGACTAGTCTAAAGTATTTGCCATTTCTCGTTTCCATTCTGTCTTCCCCATCTATTATAAATTTACCGCGTATCATTGGATCTTTGTGCTGGGTTCTATCGACTACATTGCCAAAATTAAACCAATCATTGCCAAGATGCCCGTCCTCTTTAGATTCCTCAAGAATTAATGAATTCTGTATAATCCATATAAATTCTTTAACAGGATGATTAAATTTAACATCGACCATTGATGTATCATTAAACGCGGTTTGTCTTAATTCCTTCGGTTTTTTAATACTGGCGTTTAACGATGTTGAATTAATCTGTAATTGTTCTATTAAATATTCGTGGTCGTTCCCTGCGAATCTTTTTCGTTCGTCGTCTGCTAAAAATATATAATCAACATACAGACTACATTCTATTATTTTCGTGTCTAAATCTGGTTCTATATTCGATGTAGTAACATATAATTCATTTATCTCTCTTAATCCTAGATTTATTTTAACGTCGTGGTGTTGTAATGCTATAAGTGGTAGCGCTAATCCTATATTTCTACAAAACCAGAAATATAATGGAATATATAATTCCATTTCACCATTATGAGATTCAGGTGGATGATATAAAACCGACTTATCTATATGTTTATTATCATATCTACCAATCATTTCATTAAACGCCGTTTGCTTCTCTTTTGGAATAGTAAGTTCTGACCATATTTCCATCCATATTCCATATTGTCTATCTACTATTGTTCCTCCTATTTCAATATCAATATATTTAATAAGAACGTGTCCTATTGAATTAACCCAATATATTTTAGCATCTGGATTTGTCGAATTGACTAACTTTGGTAATTTAATGTGTAAATGCGTATCACTCATTAAATCTCCAACTCTTCCTATATTACAAAATACTTTTTTTCCGAAATCGGCATTTCCAGTAAATAATTGATTAACACACTCTATTGAAAAATTGGAATATCGTTTATAAACAGCGATGAAATATGTTATTTGAGGGGTTCCTGTTAAAAATACATCCTGAGCACCAATTGCGGCAATCTGTAATACTCCTCCGGGCATATATATTAATATATATAAGTTTTTAATTATATATATTAATCATAATTAAAAATTGAATTTAAAATTATATTAATTATATATAACATGAATCTTAACTTCTGTGAAAATTGCGAAACGCTTCTATCGTTAAAAGAAATTGACGATGAACTCAAAAATATATGTAATCAATGTGGTAATGTAACTGAAAATGATAGAGATATTATTTATACTCAAACTTATAAAACGAGTGATTATAAACAAACGTCTAAAAATAGACATATTAGATATGACACAACACTACCTAGAACAAATAAAATTAAATGTGTTAATAATGAATGTATTAGCCATAAAGAAACCGATAAGAATGAAATTGTGTTATACACGATTAAATACAATCAAGAGTTAAAGTTCATATGTATTAATTGTAATAGCGAGTGGAAATAAAAATTGAATAAAATATATATAAAATATACTAATTAGTTATATTATAATGGAACCAACATCTCAAAATACAAAAAATGATACTCCATCAATTGATGACATAATATCACCCGATGATATTGAATTGCTTCTAAATAAAAAGAAAACGACAAGACCAAAGATGACACTATATGAAAAAGCCCGAATTATTGGATATAGAGCAGAGCAAATAGCAAGTGGTGTATTAGCATTTATACCCGTCGGTGATTTAAATGACCCCCGAGAAATAGCAATGAAAGAACTAGAACTTAATAAACTCCCATATATTATCAAACGCCCTATGCCAGATGGAACGTGTGAATATTGGAGAATAGATGAATTGATATAATTTGAAGAATTGATATAATTTTTGTTTTTTGTTTTTGTTAGAAATAATATATTATATATATTATATGAGTGATAGAGTATTGAGTTATATATTACTAGTCGGTATTTTAATTCGTTGTATATCGTATATACCATTAATACACGAAGTTCAGAAATATGAATACACGCAAAATATTCCATATGCTACATTATTTATGGAATTATTATCCTATGTTATATTTATTATAATAGCATCAATGAAACAATTCTATATTCAAGTTATCTGTTTATTATTTTTTATAATTCTAGTAGTATATATGGTGTATTTAAAGATAAAATATGATAAATATGCCAGACCATTGAATGTTAGACGTTAATTACACAATTCGTTAATTACACAATTCGTTAATTTATAAATGAATTATAATCCTTTCTTTTATAATAACAAATCTGTTTATTAATAATATAATTCGTTGTTAAATTCGTTTCTGTTATGTCACCCGAATGGAATGATTTTTTCAATTCTTGGTCAATAATACCAGTTTTAATTTTATCACATATATCACATAATCCCTGATAATTATTGAGATTATTACACCCCCCTAGAAATAATGGTCTAATATGGTCAATTATAATAGTACATTTAAACATCTCATTACATAGATTACATTTCCAACATTGTTTATAACAAATCAGATTTCGTTCAACCTGTGGTATTAGTTCCCTGTCATAAATATGAAGTTCTTTTTTGAGTTTATTATTGGGTTTATTGGGTTTATTTTTGGGTTTTCTTTTTTTCAATCCAAATTTCTTAGCTACAACACCACTATTGCTTTTAGCGATGGTGTTGTTTTTGCAGTGTCTTGTTAATCTATATTTAACCATTGTCTTTTAGTTATAATATAATATATAAATCAATTTTTATTTATCCTCATTATTTATCCTCATTTTTTATATTTTTCAATTTTGTTTTACATAATTTATATACCTTGAATGTATTGTGGTCGAAAAACGTACCCGCAACTTCCGTCATAACCTTTCTACCATATATCTGTTTCAGATATTTAACTGCATTATTCGGACCTTGTATCTGAATATCTCCAAGTGTATATCTCTTCAATGGATATATTGTTTTTTTATTCAAATATACTTCTTTAGGATATATTAACCCGTAATACATACTATATGGGATAATATATTTACCATAATCCTTATAAAAAAATACATCCATAAAAGGATAACTAGTATTATCTTTAAGAACTCGGTAGTTATGAGTTATATTCCCTCGTTCTATTTTAAAACCACGTTTTATTAATTCTGGAAACACTATATTCGTTAGACGATCTCTTTCATTAATATTAACTATAACATCTAAATCATCATCCCATGGTATAATTTTATTATGTCTAACCGCCCCTAATATTGTCCCAGCACAAGCAAAGTATTCTACATTCTGGTCAATACACGCCTTGTCAAAATTATACATTATATCGTATAAATCGTTTATGACGGGTGGTGGTGTTTTTCTAATTGGATAACACTTATTATTAACATATGAATCTATATAATTATAAAATCCGAGTTTATAGTCATTGTCGTTAAAGACTGTTACAAAGAATATAATAATTATTATTATTATAAGCGAATATATACTATATAATAAATAAGTATATCTATCCATATATTATATGAATATTATATTTTTATAAGATGTGGCGGGGTTCGTCAGCGGTTATTTCCACGCATACCTTCGAGGTACAATTCGTGGGACATGGCGGTTTTGTAGTTATTCTCTGCCTCCTGCGGATTCGCAAAGCAGGAGACAACGCAGACTATGAGTCCGAACAACATAATCACTGATATGGACACGTTTACGAATGAACAATCCGACATCCTTTTCGTTACAATAATTATATGTCCCTTGTCGATTTTTTATAAATGTCTTCAACGTCTCTTTTTCTTAAAGGTTTTTTTACGTTTATATATATTCTTATTTTGCCTAACATTTATAAGACTACCATCTTTTGTCATATAACACTCTTTACCCGATACGTTGATCTTCATCGGTTCATCGCCCAATGTAACCACGTCCACGAAATCTCTATCTGGATTCTTGGGCTTAACTGATAATAATTCCCCACTAGTCGTTATATAACGCTCTTTAAGACCAGTCTTAATAATAACAGGTCTATTGTCCATTCTCATAATGTTATCATATTTGCTTGGACTGACCTTATTCTTATTTTCCTTCAAGAATGTTTCAATTATATTTTGGTCTTGGACGACCTCTTTAAATCTATCTCTAAATCTCTCCTTGAAATCCTTATTTAATTTATTACCACCTGTCATATATTGGTTTGACATATCGGTTGCGAGTGGTTTATTAGCATCTTTTGCGTCCGAGTATCTAACATATTCATCATATGACATTTGTTGTTTTAACTTATCGTCAGATGAAGCTTTACTATTTTCAACTTCTTCCTCTTCTTTTTCATCTAAATATACGGATACTAAATCTCTAATCTTTGAATCTGAATATTCATATTTCGTATTAGTCCCGTATATCTTAATCTTATTATGAACAGGGTCTATTAATAAATCGTTTATCTTATATTTAATTCCTTTGGCATAATCTAAATATTCAACTGGAACATAATATTCTTTACCACTAGCACGATGTTCTACGAATTCATTTGTAAAATTACTAAATATATTTTTTTCTTGTGGATTACCACCCACGTATTGTGTCGATGCCGATTGTTCTACTGGTTGTAATGGCGCCGATGACACCGATGGTTCTACTATGGGGGGGTCTGAATGTTGTTTCTGTATTATTAGTGTATCTAATATTTTTAATGTATCTAATATTTTAGAATCTTTTAATTTATCCGAATGTTTTACCAGACCCTTCTTTATAAGAGTATTTCCGTTATTTAAAAAGTCCCTTAGTTTTTCTAATTTATTGCCGAGTTGTTGTCGGTCCCCATCAGCGATGAGTTCGGGTGTACTTTTAAATCTTGTTTCTATATGGTTTATAATTTTGTGAGGATCAGCACCCATATATTCAAAAACTTTTCTATAGCTAAATATTTTTTCATCTAATTTTACTTCTGTACCCGCCTCACCTGTACAATTATTAGTTACATCCAATTCAAGAATCATTTTACTATCAGAGTTTGTTGCTACATTCTGATAATATTTAACAACATTAATACATCGTGGTTTATTTCTATATAATTTATTACATATCTCATCGTCGGTTTCTTGTGTCGCTGTATTTTTCAATAAAGTATTAAAATCATCACTACTAATTGATATAATACCAATGCGACCATCTGGTGATTTATTATCAATTTTCTTACACACTTCTTTTTTTGCGTTTGCGTTATTGTTATTAGCATTATTTCGACCACCACACTTAACACTTGTTAAGAACAAACTCTTATCTTCATATTCCGACCCACCTGTAAAGAATTGCGTCCAATCACTATATTTCTGTCCTTCAATTTTAATAGGTTCATTACTATCCTTATCTGGTTGTTCATTATTATGTTCGATACTGTCATTACTTCTTGAATCTCTAATTAAATTACCACCGGGTGTATTAAAAACGATTTTAAGAGGGGTAGTCCCCCCCCCAACCACTATAGGGGGTGGGGGGGCTGTGAAAATGGGTTGGGGTAAATTATATTCATAAAAACCAGTGATATTATTAACCTCATCATGATCTGCGTGTTTGCTAGATTTTTTATTCCAGAAAAATCGTGTCCAGTCCTTGGTCCATTCATTGACAACGTTTAATACGATTGTTGTATATAAATTTGTACTATGGTTTATATTTGTGTGAATATCCCAAATTTCTTTCTCTGAATGGTCTTTTGATAATATATTCTTATTCATTTTTGCCGCCCTAATTGCTTTGTTTATATGTTTTTCCGATGATGAATCTGATAATTCAGTTTTAAGTTTTTCTAATTCTTCAATAATTAGAGTATGGTCCTCTATAATCTTTTTATGGTTGTCGTGGGTTAGGGTCTTTTGTAGTGTTTCCAAATCTTGTAATAAAGGGTTTTTTATATCTAGGTTATGTTCTAATTCTTGTAACTTCTTAAGTATGTTAGGCTCAGATTTAGATTCTTTTAAACCTTTAATCCCCTCATTTATATGACTGATATTATGTGTAATTTTGTCTTTTATTTTTTTATTTATTGCTTCACTATTGATTAAATTCATAAAACCCATTAAACCCTTATTTTTTGCAACTATTAGCAAAAATAGAAGAATAATTAATATAGGAATCCCAGCCTTCTTAATCGCGGATCCCCCAATCGATTGATGTAATATTATAATTGTTGCGATCCCCACTATCAATTCCATATGATATACAAAAGTAATACCACTTTCCCCTTTTTCCCAACACGCTTTTAATATATCCCATAATAACTTTATAGGGTTCTTATTTTTATAACTATTAATATAATTTGTTATATCATCATCCTCGACGGATGGTATATATTTATATATATTAGAATAAGTATTATTACTATCATTACTATCATTACTATCATTACTATCATTACTATCATTACTATCATTACTTTTCGTTTTATTGTATTGATATATGATTTGATATATGATATATACACCTATAGCAATAATATTAATAATTAGCGACACCATATGATACCCCGTGGGTATATCGGATATTATGGTCCGAAGTATACTTGGATAATTTAATATTACAATAATAATACACAAAATACCCGCAACTTTAAAGTATTTCCTATAATTACACACCAATTTCATAGTATCATTATTAAATATAGTATCCATATTCCATACATCAACACCCATTGTCATAAATCTCCTAAATACACCTGTCATTATATTCGATTTATAACATCGCCCTTGTGTGAAATAAAACAACCATTTTTTATAAAATGGGAGTTTAATTGACTTCTTCATTGCTTCGATAGTGGCATTACCACTTACAAAATAAGAAGGTGTTGCCGGAACATATCCTAACCCTGCGAATAACATAAGTATACTAAGTGGGTTAATGAATATTGTAGCACAATTATATATATACATAAATTGAAAGAAGACATTTAATATATTAGTATTTTTATATACTTTGACACTTCTTAGTTTAAACGCATCAAATAATAAATGATCTCCGACCCCATTATATGTTCTAAAGAATTTACAACATTCTTCAATTGTCTTATTTTTTAGATGATCCAATGGATTACATGTCTTCGATTCTTTAGACTCACCGCCCTGTTGACTGGGTTCCACCCCATCGCATATCCCATCATCCTTTTTCCATAAAGATTTCAATAATGTGTAGAAACCGGATAGATTAAAACACGCAAATGGGTTATAATAATGTAAAACACCATAAATGGGTATTCCATATAATGTAGCGTGAGTTGCTAATATACATACTATTATAACACTTGATATAAATGTCAACCACTTAATGGATTCGTAGTTAGTTTCTGTTTTTGTTTTAGATGTCGCCGCAGGGAATAGTTTTTCATATACTAATTGTTTTTTAGCATTTTGTACATCGTCTTCTGTTACTGCTAAATCTAAAGTACTTAATGTAATATCATACTTAGACACCGACACTGGTATTATATTAACAACCCCAACAGAAAATGGGTCAATTATATATTTTACCTGATTACCCTTTGTATCTAAGTCATTAAATATAGTAATGTTTTTAGTATTAGAAGAGTCACCCGATCTTGTTAAAATATTATTAAACCCATTTAATGTATCTATATAATGGGATGCTCTACAGGTATACCAAACATATTGTAAGGTCTTAACAAGGAATATAAACCCTATACAATGATATGCTATTTTAAAAGCAATATTAAATACACCAAATTCCTTTGGGTTTACCTGTTCAAAGTAATAATATATCGATGAGTTTCCAATTATAACAAATAATAAACACGTTAAATATAAATTCTTACTACTATTTTTCATAAAAGTATTGGATACTATAGGTGGTAATATATCAGCTATATTTTGAAGTTTATCATCTGGGTTAGGTCGTATTAACCGACGTGTTTTATTTAACTCCTGAATTGTTTGGAATTTATATATTTCGGGTGTCTTTGGGTCAGTAGCATAAAACCCAACCTGATATATATTAGGTTGGATTTGTGTTCTAAAATGTAAATCTATTATATCACCCATATTAATATATATTATATTATATTTTACATTTTACCAACACACGATACAACACCAATACCCTTTGTTTTTCCTTCCCTAAACACAAAATAATCATTCTTCTGGATGTATTCTGGTTTATATAGAAATTTAAAATCAACATCTGCTTTATCACCACCTCTAATAATATTATTATTTTCTGTCGTATTAATTTTAAGAATCTTAGCACATTGTGCTACTCTGCGACAATTAATAATCGGTTCATAATTTTCTCTAATCGTTGTCGAATGATTATTTAGAATAACAATAGTTGCTGTGAAATGTGAGAAGGTTTTATCTTTCGTTGATTTGGTCAGAATCATCCCCGTTGTAATGTTGAAATTTTTAATTTCATCCTTTTTGGCATTAAATTTAATCGCGATACACCCACTCTCGTTTTCATTTAACACGTCTAATGTCTCTCTAAAATTATTATGAAACGTTTTAATAATAACCTCTAACCATACACCATTTGAAGGACCAATGTATAATTTATCATTCTTGTTTATAGTTCCTCTCAGACATTTGCCCGATAATACTAACCCAACCCCCTTGACATTATATCTACAATCTATAGAAAACTCTATATCAGTTGAAACATCTGTTGTAATATCATTGTTAACATCAGTTGTAATATCATTGTTAACATCAGTTGAAACATCAGTTGAAACATTAGTTGAAACATAACGAGGTGTGAGATTATATAAAAAGTTTTTGAGAATATCTATATTTTTACCCGTTTTATTAGAAATTGATATAATAGGATAATTTTTTAAAATATCAATCTTCTTATATTTTTTTCCGATAAATTGTGGTTTAAGATTAAGAGGATCCCTTTTTTCGATAGATGTAAAAATATCTTTTAATGTTTCATTATAAATATTACGTGGTGCTAGGTCAGTTTTTGTTATAACAATAATAAATGGAATTTTAAGTGCTAAAACTATAGATAGATGCTCTCGAGTCATTCTAGATACCCCCATATTCGCACCGACTATAATAATAGCATAATCAATATAATACCCCGATAATCCTCTAATAGTTGTTTTTAGATATTTCTCATGTCCTGCCATATCAATAAAGTTAATACAACCCTCCTTATCCGTCTTAATAAAATTTTGCGAAAGACTTGATGTTCGTCCTGATTTCTTCTCGTGTGGGTGTTTAAGAACACTCATTCTTGCTTTTCCTTTTCCATCGTCTAGTAAATTTGTGTATAAAACTCCAATTAATGTCGATTTACCACTATCTACATTTCCAATAACACCAAATCTAAGTTCTTTCATGTGTTCTATGATTATATATAATTGTTTAAATTATATATAATAGTTTAGTTTTATGTATTATGTTTACACAACCTGTTTAGTATTAACGTGGTTTGATATAAAACATATGTTCGAATAAAAACTATAAGATACGAGTACTAATATATATACTAAATTATCATATATATATTCGATACAATTAACATCGAATATACATATAATTATTAATAATATATTCTTTAAAATGATATTACATACATTATATAATTCATTTCTTTCTAATTTAATTATTGTTTTGTTTTTATCTATACATTTAGCTCGTAATTTTATTACACGCTCTTCCCAATATTTATTTTTATCATCAAATTCTTTATTTGTTTCATTATTTTCAATTCTTAAAGAATTATATTCATCCTCTATCTTTAAATTATGAGTTTGTAAATTTGAAACCAATTCTATATTCATTGTGGCAAACTCGTTATATATATTAAATAATTCTATAATATTATTTATTTTCTCGTTATGTAAATGTTTTTTTAAAATATCATCAATCTTTAGTTTGAGAATATTATATGTTAAGTTATTTGAAATTTCACCCTTTAAATACTCATACCGATTTTTAAGAGTCTTAACCCTTGTTTCTTCTTCTTGCTGTGCTTTCCCTAGGTTAAAAAGGGATTGATGCGTTGCTAAAATACTATTATATTTAACTTCGTCTGTAGATATAATATTATTATATTTAACTTCGTCTGTAGATAAATTCATTTTATATTAAATATACGACTAATGTTTAAGTTTATATTCGTTAGTCTAATTTTCAATAATACTCAAGTCCATATATGATTTAAGTGTTAATTGAACATTATTAACATTCGCAGGTGTTACTATTTTTGACTTAATAGAAAGTGATGTATTATCTAGTAAATCTAGATCAAGGGGTGTATATAATGCATCTTTCATTTCATCTGTATTATTAATTTCTTCTATTACTGGTAATATAGATATTACTGGTGGAAATAATATATTACTAGATGTATCATTTGTTAAAAAATTTTCTCTAAATTCCTCAATTGTTAAATGACCACCATACATTTTAAGCAATTCTTTGGAAGGAGCTGGGATAATCTTAACATATTTTTGATGAATCGTTTTATACAAAAAATGTAAGAGTGCCGAATATTCCCACTTATTATAAAACTTTTTGTCAAAATTGTACGCCATCGCACAATTAAAACTACAAAAACAACCTCTAACATAAAATTTATTGTTTATTCTAGATATTGGTAACGCAACAGGTCTCGTATTAAACCCACAACTACACCATAAACAATGTTGATTTGTTTTATCTGGTAATTTCTCCTTCGAATTATTATCATAAAATTCAATATTTGTATTTATTAAATTAATTTCATTATTTAAATACTTATGCTTACGATTAGGTAATTTTGAATTTGGTGTATTTGATAAACCCTCTATATAAGCATAATTATTTTCAGTATCGTATGGTTTTGGTGGTAAAGCAGGGGTACCTTTGTTTATATTAAATTCTATCATATCACTTATATCGTTGGAACTCACTGGTAGATGAATAATTAAATTATCATCTAACACAACACTCTGTTTTACAGATGTATCTGTTTCATTTTTTTTCTGTTTTAAACTACGAGTAATAGGATGAGATGGCGTTAGTTCTATATTATGGTTTTTGGGTCTTCTACCTCTTTTTTTTGCGGACGGGGCACACGAAACCGATTGAAGTGAATTATTATTCATTAGAATAAAAAAAAGAATATAGTTTTAAGTATTTTATACTATTTATACTATCATATATGTTATACATTTTGATAAAAAAATCCATAGGAAGAATACTAATGATGTCATTATAGTTCTTGTACCATCGAATTTAATATTTAAAACCATCGGTCTTATTAAACCAAATAATATTAAAAATAAAAGAGTATATGTTGTTATTTGCGCCTGTGTTAATATCTTAGTAACATATGAATTCATTATACTATTTAATAGATTTTATTATTAACAGGTTAGTTATTAATTGTCCCATTCATTGAATTTATACTATTTGTGATTGCGTATGTCCAATAATACCAATTAATATATAAGAATACAGCAACTGCTGTATGTTCAAATAATATAGAACTACCCATGAGTTTTCCTAATAAATACCAAAAAAGAAGTGGATATAATATACTACTTGATATTAATATATTTTGTTGAATAAATGTAAGACTTCCATTAATATTACTATATAGAGAATATATAATTAAGAATATTAGACTAAATGCATACCATATAAGAGATTTATTATGGGGAATATACATATATTATATAATATATAATATATAATTTTAGAAAGTTATATTATTCATTATTATATTCAACCCACGTTGACACAATATTCCCGATAGTTAATAATAACCCTACTGCGAATGTACTATATGTTAAATCTATCTTATCGACTTTTCTATAAACAATTGACATATATAATACATACATTATGAAGAACATTAATGTTCCAACTACTATTTCTGTATATTGATACATACTTAACATTGATAATTTATCAGATTTAATTGAATTATTTACATATTGTAGCGAGTAATATAATATAATTGATATTATCCCGATTAGTACGATAAGAATTGCTATGGTTGAATACATATTTGTTATCATTATATTATTAATATATATTTTATTTTGATTATAGATTGAGTAAATATTATATATTAATATATTATATATGGAATATTTTAGCCTATCAGATTCATTTAAAAATGAATTATCTACAAGTGGAATTGATCTTGATTCTAAATCTAATGCTAAGAAATTGTGTAAATGTGATCCAACCAACGATGATACTGACGATAATACTAACGATGATAATGACGATGATAATGACACAGATGATGATTATGGCGATAGTGGTAGTGGGTCTTCAAGTAGTCCCCCAGCGAATATTAATATTAATCATGTCAAGTTTAAGTGTCAAAAGGGTAACAACCCCCATTGTATAAATGATATATATACATATGATGATTTTGGATTACCAGTAGCACATAACGCATCTTCATTAGATACTATAAATTTATTATATTCGGAAGATGAGGATTATGTCCCCGACCCTACGAATTTAAAAATATCACAAGAAGAGTGTGGTGAAGAGGGTCTATGCGCGGATGGAATATCATGTGCTTCATCGGCTGGGTGTGATATTTTTCCTAAATCATCTGGATTAACAGGTAGTCCTATACCAAGATGGAATAATAACGCATTAGGTGGGAGTGGAAAACGAATGAAAATAGACGAAACATCTGGTAATAGTTATATGGATTATATTTTCCCCGAAGAACATTTTTCGAATGTTTCAATGAACAATAATATATGTAATATAACCAAATACGCAATTATAATATGCGTTGTCTTAATAATTTGTCTTATAACTGGTGTATATATCAAACGCAGATAAATAATATAAACATATAACAATATAATAGTATAATAGTATAATGGTAAAGGCAAAGAAAACAAATCAAATGACTCGTCGAGACAAAAAACGTCTCGAGGAACAAAATAGTCAGTGTAATATTAAAAAACCATCTGCTGACAGATTAACAGGTGAAGAAAGTGTTATATGTAAAGTTATTAATGAATATGGAGGAAAACGATTTGGATGTTCGATGGTTCATACCAATTCATTGAATATTCAATCGTTGAAAGAAATATGGAAAACACCAGACCTAACGTTTGAAACAGAAATTAGAGCAAAATTGAAAGGTAGTATTAGAAATAATTCCAAATCAAAGGTTTCTGTTGGAAAACTTGTTAGAGTATCATATGGCGATACTATCGATTTTATGTATTCACCCGAAGAGATGAATTATATTACTTCATATTTAGAAGTTAAGAATGATGATAATAAGGGAGAGGTAGTATTTAATGAGGAAAACGAAGATGATGATAAACCAGAGGATGATAAACCAGAGGATGATAAACCAGAGGATGATAAACCAGAGGATGATAAACCAGAGGATGATAAACCAGAGGATGGTATTAATTTAGATGATATCTAAATATTATTTATACAATAATACATAGAGATATTTATATAATATATATAAATACTTATATTAAATGAGAACTTTATTTAATAAATTTTCGAGAAAATTAACTTTTCAATTTGAAAGAGGGGGGTCTCAAGCAATGTTATATGCGCTTGGACTAGATAAGAATGATATGATGAAGCCTCAAATTGGAATTGGTAGTGTGTGGTATGAGGGTAATCCGTGTAATAGTAAACTAAATGAATTATCACAGGTATGTAAGGGTTCAATTCTAGATAAAGATATGGTCGGTTTTCAATTTAACACCGTCGGTGTATCCGATGGTATGACAATGGGGACAACAGGTATGAATTATTCTTTACCATCGAGGGGTTTAATCGCTGATTCAGTTGAGACAATGGTATATGCGCATCATTACGATGGATTTGTTGGAATACCCGGATGTGATAAAAATTTACCCGGTATGGCGATGGCAATGTTTAGACTTGATAGACCGAGTATGTTAATTTATGGTGGGTCTATGCGTCCTAATTTTATTGATAATGGGGGTGAACAATTACAGAAAATAGATATTGTTTCGAGTTTTGAATCGTATGGTGAATATCTAAAGGGTGATATTACAAAAGAGCAAAGAGAAAATATTATTCAAAATGCGTGTAATAAACAATGTGGTTCATGTGCTGGTCTATATACTGCTAATACGATGGCTAGTATTTTAGAGGTTATGGGTTTAATGTTGCCCAATAGTTCTTCTAATTTATCATTAAGTAGAGAAAAATTCAGAGAGTGTGAAGTTTCGGGAGAGATAATGACACATCTTATCATAGAGGATATAAAACCGAGTGATATAATTACAAAAGAATCATTTTATAATGGAATTAAAATGTTATATATTCTAGGTGGTTCGTCTAATGCTATCATTCATTTATTGGCAATGGCTAAGGAGGCAAATATTGATTTGACATTGGATGATTTTAGCAAGTTTGAGGATACACCTGTTTTAGCAAATATGAAACCTCACGGAGAATTCGTTATGTCTGACCTTTATTTAAGAGGTGGTATGTCTTCTGTTACCAAACATTTAATTGATATTGGTATTATTAATGGCGGGTGTATGTCCGTTACAGGGCGAACATTAAGTGAAAATATTGAATTATTTAATCCAAGAGAAGATAACCATCATATATATCTGAAAGATGGTGTGTCATTATTTATGAGAAGTTTAATTGATAATGGTGTAATTAACGGAAATATTATGACCCCAACTGGAAAAACACTTAATGAAAATATAATGGAAGGTGATTACAAGAAAGATGATATTAAAGCAATTATAATGGATATCGACAAACCATTTAAGAAGGATAGTCATTTAAAGATTTTAAAGGGTAATCTTGCCCCAATGGGATGTATATCAAAAATTAATTCTGATAATAAATCATTCAGTGGTAGTTTAATATGTTTTAACACAGAGTATGATATGTTAGAGGCACTTGGTAATAATATTATTACATCGGAACATATTGTTTTAATTAGATATCAAGGTGAGACGATTGGTTGTCCTGAAATGCTTGAACCGACGAGCGCATTGGTTGGATATTTCGGTGATAATCCACCGCCATTAATTACAGATGGTCGGTTCTCTGGTGGCTCAAAAGGAATCCTAGTGGCTAATCTACCAGATGCTTATAAAGAAGGAAGTATATTGCCTTACTTGAAGAATGGTGATAAAATTGATTTGGATTTGGTAAAAAAACAGATTAATATTGATATTGACGAATATGATATGGTAATGCGAACAATGTATATGAATATATCACATCCTCCAATGCCATTTAATAAAGGATATGTCTATAAATATGGTAAATATGCGAGTGGAATCGAAGATGGATATTCTTAATTTATAAATTAACTTAAATAATTATATATATGTCATATATAATATATAATGCAAATTTTCGTAAAAACACTTACAGGAAAAACAATTACATTAGATGTTGAAACATCAGATACAATTAGTAATATAAAACAAAAAATTCAGGATAAAGAGGGAATACCGCCAGATCAACAACGTCTTATTTTTGCTGGAAAGCAACTAGAAGATGGGCGGACAATTAGTGATTATAATATACAAAAGGAAAGCACCTTACATCTTGTATTGAGACTGCGAGGCGGTGTTTAATCATTTCCACGCTGTCTCATCATCGGAGTCACTATCAGGATCAAAACGACTTTGACGCTTCGTTGAAGCAACGTCTTTCTTCGGAAGACGTTGCTTGAGACACGTCATTTCCTCGAGATTCTTGACTCTGCCCTCGAGGGCTTTCATCTTTGCGAGAATACTTTCTGTATCTTCGGCAGCTTCAGCAGCTTTGGCAGTTTTGGCAGCTTCAGCGGCTTTGGCAGCTTCAGCAGCTTTAGCGGCTTTGGCAGCTTCAGCCGCTTCAACAGCTTTGGCAGCTTCAGCAGCTTCAGCAGCTTTGGCAGCTTCAGCAGCTTTGGCAGCTTCAGTAGCTTCAGCGGCTTCGGTAACTTTCGTCGCTTTCGCAGCTGAAGATGTTTCTTCAGAATGCCGTTTCATCTCCTTATTTAGGATCCCGACGGCCCCTGACTTGTCTTTCCAGTTAATCACCAAATGCGACTTAAATGAGTCCTGATTCCATAGACAAAGTCTAACGATTTCATTTGTAAACCTGTCAAGTTTGTCGTTCGTCGTGGCATAAAATGCCATGATAATGACCCCCTCGACGTCATAAACATTCAAGTCGTTATGAAACGCTTTACCACCAGTGTACATCTCAGTAAATGCGGGTGGGACGAACAACGATAGGTCAGAAACCTTGTACTTCGTCCAATCAACGGCGGGGTCGTTACACAGGGTCATCGTTTCCTTCTTGGTCGTTGAACTGAAGTATTTCCAGTGACCGACTATGCAAAGGCTATTGTAAGACATAATAACGGATCGTTGAATTGAAGTCTTGTTCGAATAATCATTCTATTATTTTTTTTCAAATTTTTATAATACACAAGATGGATTACATTTTTTAGGCATAGGGGCACGCATAGCAATTCTACAGAATTGCCCCTCTGTTAAAGTTGTATCCATCATTGGACGCCATATGGTATTCATTCTTATAAATCCTTTAACCTTATATCGCCCGTCGTGTAATGGTGTAACGTGGTATCTTTTATTTGGGATAGTATGTGTATATACTATTTTGGGTGTCATATAGTATAACGCTATATATTATTTTAACAGAAATCCAAAACTTTATATATGTATATATTATGTCGTCTAAAACCATTACTCGTATAAAACAAGGAAAGCGGTTTATTTATAAACATTTAAATAAACCAATAACTAATAAAAACATTCTAGAAGAAATTAATAAAATCAAGATACCGCCTGCTTGGCGTGATGTTAAGATAACTCTTAAATCGAAGGTTCTTGCGGTTGGATATGACGAAGCTGGTCGAAAACAGGCTGTTTATAGTAGCAACCATACAGAAAAACAGAGACATTCTAAAATATGTAATTTAGTTTCATTTATTCGTATTATACCACATATAAGAAAAGATATCGCGGTTAAATTAAAATATCCAAAATTGACAAAGGATAAATTAATAGCGATGTTATTGAATATTATAATAATATGTAGTTTCCGAATAGGTTCAGAGAAAAATAGGAAATTATATAAATCCTATGGTATAAGTACTATAACAAAAAAAGAAATGACATTAAATAAATCAAATGTCATAATTGATTTTGTAGGTAAAAAACAGGTTCAGAATACTTGTAAAATAGTAGACCCGCAGATGGTAAGACTTTTAAAAGATTTATATAAAGGTAAATCTAATACTGATAATATCTTTTCATATAAAGAAGGTGGGCAGTTAATTAAAGTGTCTAATATAGATGTTAATACGTATCTAAAAGACTTAACCCATAAACATATGTCAGTCTTAAATAAATCAAAGAATATTAAAATAACAACAAAAGTCTTTAGAACTTGGTTGGCAAATGTAAAATTCGTCGATAAAATGTATAATATTCGGAGTAATCTAGGTCATGTTGAATCTAAACAAAAAGCACTCATAACAGAAGTTAAAAGAGAAGTAGCCAAAGAAATGCATCACACGATGGCTATATGTAGTAAGAGTTATCTTATAAAAGAACTACTTGAAATGGCTTTATCTGATTATAATAAGTATAAACATATTATAGAGAAAAATTATAAGAAACACAATGGGATGACGTGTGCCGAAAACGCACTTATGGAATATCTTAAACGTGGGTGTGTATAAAACATATAATATGTTGCGTTGAACATATTTGAAGAATGTGTTATTAAAATAAAACTTGACATCAATAATATAGGGTAATAAACGTGATACCAGTATGACTGACACAATTTTGATCGAGATTTGCTCGAATGAAGTCAACGCCGATACGCTCGGGTGCCAACTCGAGTACTTCGAGAAACTGGTTGTTTTTGTGTTCGCAGTGGGAGGGTGGTTCTTGAAGAACCATTTTTACCCGGATAGAGGGTAATATCACACCATTATAACCAATATTTATTATAATCCAATATATTAGATGAAACCATCTAATATATTCTTAATTGCTAATAATCATCATCTGCCGACAGAGTATATTTCATACATCAACACTATAAAACGGAAAGACATAGATATAATAGTTCGATTTAATCATTGCGAAAACACTGAAATATTTAATAATAATACGAACGCATTGGTGTTAAGAAGTAATAGTACATTTTACTGGGGGTTTCATACAGATTATGTCAAAAATTTACATAATAAAATAATCTATTTACTAGGGCAAAATGAAGAAACGAGTTCAACAATAGATCATTTTATAAAACAAGGATGTGTTGTTAAGGTACTCAATTATATGCGCAACGATTGCGATAAAACAGATAGTTCAGGTAAGCAACTTATAGATTATTTTAGAAAAGAAAATAGCAAAAACAAGATATTTTTGATAGGATTTGATTTTCACAGAGAACAAAAATGTATAGCACATAATTTCACCAAAGAACGAGAGAAGATATTAGAATATGACAATGTTATTGTTTTATAATATGGAATATACACCATTAATTATACGTTTAAGATTATTGTTTAGAATTATTATTTATTCTTTTATAAAATATATATATATATATATTATATAAATGGTCGACCAAAAATCTATTGGTTCTAGAGCACAAGTTATGCACGGAAATGCTAGGAAAACGAGTGGTGGTTTAACTAAGAAACAACTCAAATATAACAAACAAGGAAAGATTGTAAGTCGCAAAGCATCAGCACTTGCTAGGAAGAATAATCGCCTTGTTAAGGCGGGATATAAAACACAAAAGGGAGTATTCGGAAATGGTGAAATGAGAGGGGGGGGTATAAATGATTATATGCGCGTAACAAACTTAGAAACTGTAGAATCTATAGTAAACACGTTCAAAGGTGCGAATGTTACATATTGTTACGTTTTAAAACCATCAATGTTGCGATCACTCGGGTCACAAACAGTATGTGGTCCTAGTATGGACGGGGTAATGGGTATATCGAAGGTAATGGGTATATCGAAGGCAATGGGTATATCGATGGGTAGATTGACTAATAGATATGAGAATAAAGTAGATATAGGGATTAAACACATAGATATATTACATGACGACTTCAAACTAAATACTTGCGAGATATGGTGTTATACAGCTGGTGAGACAGCGTGTCACACAAAGATCCATAAATATTTATTTAAAAATGGTTCCAGCACAATAAAAGTAGAATTAAAAAATACATAAAACAACCCCTATAATAACAAAATATAATGAAAGTAGTAAGTGATCCATTTTATGATTTCGATGATGTTCTAATTCTACCCAAGCGTTCGTCGCTTGGTTCGCGTAGTGAGGTTCATATCGAACGAACATTTAAATTCGTTCATTCGGGGCGCGAATGGACGGGTGTTCCAATTATGGTGGCAAATATGGATACAACTGGTACATTTGAAATGTATAGAGAATTGGTCAAACACAAGATGATGACTATTTTCCACAAACATTATACATTAGAAGAGTATCCAACCGATATGGACCCCAATTATTATTGTATTTCAAGTGGAATTAGTGATAAAGACTGGGAGAAGACCCGCGAACTAATCGCCCATCTAAATCCGTATTTTCTAACGATTGATGTAGCAAATGGATATAGTACAAAGTTCGTTGATTTCTGTAAGAAAGCCCGCGAACAATATCCAAAACTAACAATCTTCGCTGGAAATGTAGCAACAAATGATATGGTATCTGAACTTATCCTATCGGCAAAAGTCGATGTTGTTAAAGTAGGAATTGGAAGCGGTAGTCTTTGTTCTACTAGACTCAAGACTGGTGTAGGTGTTCCGCAATTGAGTGTTGTTGATATGTGTTCGGACGCGGCAAATGGATTGTCGGGGCATATTATCAGCGATGGTGGTATAGTAAATGTAGGAGACTTCAGCAAGGCATTCGCAGGTGGTGGTCATTTTGTAATGGCGGGTGGGTTCTTCGCGGGACACACAGAAAGTGGCGGAGAACTAGTCGAAAAGGGCGGAAAACAATATAAGATTTCATATGGAATGTCATCAAAACTCGCCCAAGATAAACACAATGGCGGTATGAATAAATATCGGTCATCAGAGGGCAAAGTCCGTATGATTCCATATAAGGGACCAGTGGAGGATACAATTCTGGATATTCTAGGAGGAATTAGGTCAACATGTACATATGTAGGCGCTAAAAGATTGAAAGACCTACCCAAATGTACGACATTCATTAAGGTCAACCGGCAATTAAATACGATTTATGATAGAAGTGAGTGTTTGGTATAGGGTGTTATGTTATCCAACACATCATTACAATCAATTTGTTTAACATTTGGTATAAAGCATTTACCACCGGGATCATTTGTATTAATTAAATAATTCATTGTTTCTTCTGTTATTTCTAAAGACCATGCTCTTATGTCTACTTGTAATATAATAGCATATTTATTGTTATATTCCAACATTGCGCATTGACCCCTGCCATTATTTAATATTCCGTGTCCAATCCCAAGTTTAACTTCTTTACCTTTATAATTATAAATTTTTGGTCCTTTATTTAACCATTTAGGTACAAGTGTTTTACATTCATCTGTAGATAATATACATTTATTTTCTTTATCATTTATCATACACGGGTCGTATATACATACATTTGTAGATGTATATTTATCATAATCATATCCAGACGAATTTGAATTAAATATACAACTTGATGTTTCACTAGTATTAGTATAATCAATATTATTAGAACTACATCGATCTATCATTTGTTTTATATTACCCGAATCTTGTTGTATAACCGTAGATGGATTAGCGTATGTTTTAGAATAAATACATTTTACCATTGTATTATCATCCCCTCCATTATCATATCCTATAATAATAGAACTATCAGTTATTGTTAAAGATATTATCTTAACATTAGCCATATTTTTTTCACATATTATTTTTCAAATTTCGTTAATATTAATATATTATATTAATATAATGGTCAATTCAAATACAACAACAACAACAACAACAACAACAAACAAATGGTCTCCAACAGACCAAATTATAAAAGCGAAGAATAAAGAACATCTGGCATTATTTAAGAATACATCGTTAGATAATTCTTCAAATGCCTATAAGAAAGAGAAGAAAGACTATCAAGATTCATTTGCCAATATTATTAAATTTTCTTCTAAGATATCCGCAGCAAAAAAGAAATCCATTAATTGCGTCGTTTTCCATACTGAAAATAGCGATGGTATAATGTCAGCATATATAGCAAGTCAATTCTTATCACAGAAGAATAAAAATTCCAAGAATAATAACCCCAAAGATATAACATTTATCCCATCTAAACCATCTTCAGGTAATAGTATAGATTTTCGTCTTAAAAAACTTGAAGATAAAATGAGAGGCAGAGTTATATTAATTGTTGATTTAATGTATGGAAAAGCAGGTCTTGATTATTTTAAATCAATTGCTAAAGAAGTTATTATATTAGACGACCACTCAATGGGAACGCGAACAACTAATAATAAATCTAATAATAAATCACCGACTAATAATACTAAAACATTCCATCATTTTATAGGAGATGAAAAACACGCAGCAATAGCATATACTTGGAAGTTCTTTAATCCAACAGAAGATGTTCCATTATTCGTTCAAATAATAGATAATGACGATAGGAAATTACAATTGCCATTCTTGGCTAATTATAGAAATCTGAGTAGTTTCTATAACTATAGAGTATTCCATAGTCCATATATACAACTCAAATTCGATAAACTAGAAGATTTCAAACACTTAGATGTAATAGTCCAAAATGATATGAGTAATATAATGAATATGATAGGTCATTATTATGATGAATTGGCGAATAATATCAAAGAACAAGTGGCAAGAAACGCAGTAAAAGGATACTTCAACGGACACGAAGTAGCACTACTTAATTACAATGACCCCGTTTTAACACCAATGGTATCAAGGCAGATAATAACTAACTTTATGAAACGAGGCATAAATATAGACTTCGTTGTTACTTGGGGGTATGAATACACCGCAAATGCGTATAGAATAGGATTTGTAGAATTCCATTCGGGAAAACCACCAAAACATCACCTCCCCGAATTAGCAAAGAAGGTGGGTATATGGGGTGGAACAGCAAGACAAGGAGGAGGAAGTAAATATGTGGGAAACGCATATGTATTAAAGGACAAGGACTTCTGGAGTCTATTTACTAGGAATAAGGTTGTTTAATTCTTTAGTTAGATCTATTTGCTTCTTTTACAAAATTATTAGAGGACATTAAAGGGTTCATATATTCAACACCATTAACCTTATTAGCCGGGTATGTCCACAATACAAGGTCATCATTTCGTGATGCAATTTCATATGCCGTTTCACCCTGTTTATTTTTTTCACCCGGTTTAAAATGGTAGTCATCAACTAATAAGTGCCACATGCGGTATACGCGTAAACCTATAATTGATCTATTTGAGCTATTTTTTTTGAATGAATCCGTCTTAGCTGCGTTAACTAACATATGTAATGCAGTATTCTTATTTTGATCTTTAAAATTTACCAAGGATTTATTTTTAATATACAACTTATCCGATTCAATAATATCCACCACATTATCAGTATTATTATGATATATTGCATATTTTAAGGAACCTTTATTTTCATTATTAGATGTATTATCATTATTAGGCGAATAATATGATGTAGTTTCATTACTAGATGTATTATCATTATTAGGCGAATAATATGATGTAGTTTCATTACTAGATGTATTTTCATTATTAGATGTATTTTCATTATTAGATGTATTTTCATTATTAGATGTATTTTCATTATTAGATGTATTTTCATAATCAGTGTAGTAATCACATTCTCTATATAGAATAATATAATACTCGATAAGATTATATATCTGTTTTAATATATCATATTGTCCTCTCTTATCATTATCGATACAATATTTAATCGCATCCATAGCATTATAATCTTTATAACTCCTCGGTGTTCCATTTGCATGTTCCTTATATTCATATATATAATTATTAGGATTATGCCCTGCTTGTAATAATGTTTTTACTTTTTCGAGGTCATACGCATTAATGGCTTCGATTAAATATGTAGAATGATCTTGAGTAAATTGTTCAACTGCTGTTGGATAATTAGTCGGCATTTCAATTTTCATATATTCGATGTCTATCGATCCCTCTACCATCTGTTGTACAGCCTTATTAGGTATGGCCTCATATATCTTGTATAAACTAGTGAGTCCTATACCATATGTATTCGAATCAATCATAGCATTATTACTTACCAGTAGTCCCCATATTTCTTTTGTTTTCAATTCATCGGTTTTGGGATGACGCATACTATATGCTAAGTGATTTAATACATTTTCATTCACTTTATCTCTACGATTCATATCTACGCCATTTTGTAGTAATAAACATACTAATTTTATATCTGGGTTATAGTATCTACACATCCAGCCTAATAATGATATTCCATCCAAATGATTTTCAACTTCTGGGTGTGAATAAATTGCGTTCACGTTCGCACCATCCGCTAATTTCTTCTTTACATCATTTATAGTTTCTGATAGTTTCTGTGAATACGATCCACTATTGCTATTACCAGTTCTTAGATTATTTAAACTATAATCAGTAGATTGAATATAGTTTAATAATAAATTATTTTTATTTTTGTTATTTAGAAGACATACTGCTTTGTATTCATATAAACTATTTTTATTGAGTTGATTATCCCAATTTACGTCATCGGGTGTATTATAGGAGGATATTAACTTAGTAATATGGGTAGGTAATGTAAAACCAGGTTTTTTAAGAGCATTTACTGCTGCTTTTCTGGTTTGAACTATTTTTTGACAAAAATAATCTGGATTTATTTCTCGTAATTTCTTATTTATATCGGGGATCATTATGCGGGGTGTTGAAACCTCAACGTCTAATGTTATTACATTCATATCGGGTAAAACACAATTAATAGATTGAGGAGCACCCCCCTTCATCTTACCACTACCAAAAAACACCCTTCTTAGTAACATATCCTGCTTTTACTAATCTATTATTCTTCCTAGCAAGTGCTGATGCTTTACGACTTACAATCTTTCCTTGTTTGTTATATTTGAGTTGTTTCTTAGTTAAACCACCACTCGTTTTCCTAGCATTTCCGTGCATAACTTGTGCTCTAGAACCNATAGATTTTTGGTCGACCATTTATATAATATATATATATATATATAAAAGAATAAATAATAATTCTAAACAATAATCTTAAACGTATAATTAATGGTGTATATTCCATATTATAAGACCAATAATACTAGATATAATGAATAGTGAACATCCGACAATAGATATTTTGTGCACATTTCGTTTATTTTTATTCAAACTTGATAATGATGAAATATTTATAATTGTATATACAATTATTAAACTTATCAAACCACCACTTATTAGATTATATACTAATTTTGATTCAGGCATATATATATATATATATATATATATTTATTTTATAAAAGAATAAACAATAATCCTAAACAATAATCTTAAATGTATAATTAATCTGTTTATTAT